TTGGGAGATGTAAAATCTACCTCTGTTGATCTTGTTGTTGATGGGGTTGCCCTTGCTTCGGCTGGGTTTACTGCACAAACAGACCAAACAGTAGCGGAACTTGTTACTGCGATTAACACTCAAGCTAATCTTGTTAAGCCTACTTATACTGCGATGTCTCCTATGGGAGCTTGGGAAGCTAAAACCAACACTTACAAAGTGTTTAAGTTTCGTTATGTAGGTAATAATAATGGATCGTTTGCCAACCTTAATGATGTTGCAACAATCGCAGAGGCTGTTTATGCTAATGCGACTGCTCTTGCTACAGCAGTACAAACAGCAATCACAGCCGCTATTACAGCTAGAGAAGGAGGTGAAGGAAAATTTGGTGGTCTTGCAGTCACAGTAACCGCAGATTCCTCCGCTCGTCTTGTATTTACTCTTGATTCATTACCTTCATTAAATGGTGGTGCAGGTGCAGGTGTAAAGGATGATTTTGGTTTTATTGAATTTGCGGCTGATGATGAGACTTCATTTCTTTCTATCGCAGGTATTGATTTTGATGAAGAGGCCCTCACTATTTTAAATACTGGGAAACAAACTAAGTTTGGTTTCTTACCCGTTGCCACTAAGGTTTCAACTGCTCTCGGTGGAGGTGCTTTAAGAGATCGTTTGGTTCTTAAGAATCGTACCCTCATTGGTAATACCTATTTCCCACCTGTTGATCTTGGTTTGAGTGTCACGACTGGAACTAACCTTGAGCTTATGGGCATCTCCCCTACTCTTAATGTTGTTTCTTCTCGTACTTCTGTACTTGATAAACCTTCAGTTAAATTGACTGTTGGTTGGACTGAGGTAGATGGGGTGAGTGGAATCCCCGCTAAGACTATGTATGATGGCACAGGGGCTGAGGACGCTAATAATGTCCTCTCATTCACCATCAATGGCACACCTCTCACAGCCACCCTTACTGCAAGTGGTGGAGGTGCAGAGAGAGATATTGCTGAACTAATCACTACCATTAACACTGCTTTAGGTGCTCATGGTACAGCAATTCGTGAGGGTCAGTACATTCGTATTGTAAGTGCTTATGACGACACTAACTCTTACATCAAAGTTGGTTCGGGTTCTGCAAACTCCGCTTTTGGTTTAACTGCGAATACCGTAGTTTCTACTAAAGGGGTTTCTGCACAAGCTCTCTCAGATGCTCTCATGAGTAATTTACAGGCTGGTGCAGACATTAAAGATGGTTTGTTCTCTGTTGATCAAGAGACTAATGACGCAGATAAGTTTGGTACTAATGCTGTGGCTCTGATTCACACAGACGCTGTGGGTAAGCAGTCTCTTGGGTTTGAATCTCTTGAAGCAGGTGTAGATAGTATTCTTGATGTGACTACTTGTAATATCGCTACCACTAAGGGTACAGGTCTTAAGATCACTACTGCGAGTGGTGCTGTTGGCGAGGCTTCTCATCAAGGATTTAACCTTTCATCTAACAATGGTTCAGGAACAGGTTCTTCTAATACCTCAACCCTTAAAAACGCAGTTGGTGCAGATGGTAAGATCGGTCAGACTTATATTGACTCTGTTACAGGGTTTACAATTACTGTCCTTGCTCGTGAGGGTGCTGTATCTTATCCCACAGGAGCGAATGCCCAAATCACATTCAATGTGAGCACGTCTATTAAGACTAATGCGAATATCCCTCAAGAAGCCATCCTTGGTGTTTCTCTTACTGTATCTAATACACTTGATACTGCGATTGGAGACAATGCTCTTGTGGAGACCTTCTATAAGGGAGGTAAAGAGCCTTCTATTGGACAGACTTATTACATTGACTTCACTAGAGTCCGTTCATTGTTTAACACAAGAACCTTCTCTAATCTTGCTGATGTCATTAACACTTATGGTGCGATTTCCCTAGAAAACACTCTAAGCATGGGTGCTTATCTTGCGTTCTCTAATGGTGCAAATGCGATTGCTTGTAAACAGATCCAACTCGAACAAGGTCAAAACTCCCCCACTGAGGTGCAAGTCACCACGGCACTCGCAGATTTAGAAGGTGAGATTGTAGCTGGTCTTTCGCCAAACCTTGTTCTGCCTCTTGTGTCCGCAACCTCTACGCTCCTCTCTGCGATCTCAAATCATTGTGATGTCCAGTCATCACTACGTTATCGCTCAGAACGTAGGGCAGTTATGGGTTGTGCAGTTGGCACTCAACCCCGCGATGCTCAAACATTGGCTTCTGCTACGGGGAACTCTCGTGTGTGTCTTGTTTATCCAGATATGGCTAAAGTCTCGTTTGTCGATTCGAGTGGCGTTGTTCAGAGTTATCTTGTTGGGGGAGAGTTTGTTTCTGTTGCAGTCGCAATGGCAACCACGAACCCTAACTTTGACTCAGCAACCCCTTGGACGAATAAAACCATTAATGGGTTTACTGTGTTAGGGCGTACTCTTGATGATGTGGATGCAAACACAACCGCTAATGCAGGAGTGACTGTCCTCAAACAAACTGTGAATGGGATTCAAGTACGTCATGGTCTTACAACCAATATGACATCAATCTTGACCAAGACTCCCACAGTCATTCAGATTGCAGATGATGTTCATCTTAGATGTCGTAATCTTCTCAACCGATATATTGGAAATAAATTCGTTCCTAACACCATCAATCAGATTGAAGGTAAAGTGAATGGACTCTTCAAACAGTTAGTTAGAGATCAAATCATTGCAACTTATACAGGTCTTACTGTAACCACTGACCCTAGCGACCCCACAGGTCTTTTGATTGATGTGTTTTACAAGCCTGTATACCCTCTCCTGTACATTCAGTTTACCTTTACTGTCCAAGGTGGCTAAGTAGAGGGAAAGTCTCTCTAAGAGCTATTCTAAGTGGCGAGAGTGAGTAGCTCAGGAGACAATCTCCAATATAGACTATACTCAGACCCTAAAGGTCTGACTGAAATGGTCTTTAGGTTTACTCGCTTCACAATCCCCACCACCTTATCACCTTCTTTTGATTCAAAGGTTACCCTATCACCTTTGGTGAAATAACAACAAGGGGTTAGGGTTCTGACCAGATTGGTGGGTAGAACAGTTTTCATACTATTCTCAAGTTTTAAGAGGCTTGGGTGGACATTCCAAATCGCACCCTCTTGACGAGGAGTACGACCATTTCCATGTCGAACCTCTGTCTGTCTCACCTTGACAGACTTGCGATTGATCTTGATGACCTCACCATTGGTTTGCTCACCATTGGTGCGACCAAAGACAACTTGAGATCCGATCTTGATTCCTGTGAGGTGTGGAAAGTTTTTCATGTCTGATTCTCCTTTTGGAGTGTTTGGTAAGAATTGTTCCTACACTTATATATAATGGGGGGGGTGTTTAGGGGTTAAAGGGGTTTTACGACTTCCCACCATCCAGACCCACACTCTTTTGTGCGTTCCAAGATGGTGGTGCGATTGCCACAACCCCCCGAACAGAGGGGAAAGAAGGGTTTTTCGCAATCGGGAACTCATCGTTATCCTCAAGTACGAGGACTTTCTTCCCATCTCGTCTTTTTTGAGATAAGAACGAGTCCTCACAGACCCTACCTCCAAGGATAGCGGCGAGAAGATCATCGGAAAAAACTTCTTCTTCCGATATCATACCACTAGGGTAGTATAATATTATCTTCATGGTTTTTACCTCTCATGAGTCTCTGAGAATATCGTCAAAGACCCTATTCGCTAGATCCCTAATTACCTTGACTTTCTTGTTATACTCATTGTCAGCAGACTCCCAATGGACAGCAATTCCTCCACTGTCAGCATACTCATCCTCAAACCCAAAAAAGTATTTTCGGTAATGGGTGCATTTTAGGATCTCAGAGATCTCAGAAGAAGATCTCTGATTCTTATGGTGAATCTCTCTCACTCTTGAGAGTTTTTCTGCTAGTCTTTTCATTTTGCCCACCCTTTCAAGGTGTTAAGGTTTCTACTAATTAAGAATAGGGGGGGTTTGAGATAATTAAAAGCCCCTTCAAGAGGATCATTGTTAGGTTTGCCTTAACAACCCCTTTTTTCTTTGTCTATATGCCCTTTTACGACATTTATCAGAACAAGACCTCCTTCCACCCATAACTTTGTTATTACATACAATAGAGGAACAGAGTTCACTTGGTTCTGGAGGCACAGGAGGAGCGGGTAAAGTTTGGGGTGTGGGGGTTTCCGTTTTCCTTCTGCGTTTAGGGTTTCTAGTTTCATAGTCAGCCCTAGACTTTTGGAGTCTACATTTATCGGAGCAATATTTTTTGCGGGTAGAGACTATTGGTTTCTCACAACCATAATTTTCACAAGATAGAGAGGGTACAGGGATGATATGTTCCTTCTCTATCTCTTTGATTTTTTGCTTCGCAATCTCAGCCTTCTCTATCTCTTTGATTTTTTGCTTCGCAATCAAAGCCTTCTTTTCATTCATCTCTTCTTCGGTATAAGGGTATCCAACCATACTTCTTCCTGGGCAAGTAGAATACCAACAATTTTCTCGGCTTTCCATGTGCTTATGGTAGGGTGCAAGGTGTGAAGAGCACACCCACCTCTTCTTACCTTGATTGTCAACATACCAATGGACTGGGCATTTGCCTGTTCCGTCTTTTCTCAATTTCTTTTCAACCTTTGGAGCAAAAAAATGCTAGGATATGATTTGTGTTTATCCTGTGGATTGTACCATCAGAGCACCCTTGACAAGCACTCTTGTGAGTCTAGTCAAGAGATTCAACCTCAAACATTAAAACACACCTTGTCTAAATTAGAGTATGAGTCATTATATGAAAAAAGATTAAAAGTCATACTATATTTTTTAAGACCCACACTCCCTTCTTACCCCTCTGATGTCTTCGATTCGTAGGGGTCTTTCTGCCTTTTTTTAGAGATGCTGTGGTAAACTAAGTATCTTTAAAAAAAAGGGGCAAGTTAAATGTCAACAGAGGACTTTAGAGCAAACAAGATAGAAATATATGATGATGGCATTGGGGGTGTCGCCCTAATCCAACATATGGGAGACGACCTGACAATCGTCAACTCTGCCAGAGCAAGTCTTGGGAAAGTAAGTACCGAGATGGGAGAAAGAGAGAAAACCCTCTCAGAGTTTCTAATTCGTTCGGGGCATACCTCAACGACTGAGCATAATGTGGTTTCATTCTGGATCAAAGTCCCACTCTTTGTAGCTCGTCAACAGATGAGGCATAGGACTTTTTCTTATAATGAGATTTCTCGCAGATATACTTCTGAAGATATTGAGTTTTATTTACCATCTCAAATGCGACAACAGGATGAGCAGAATCGACAGGCGAGTCTTGACGAAACTTTTAACCCTGTCATTGAGTTTAGGAACCCATTTGATTACCCTCGATTTCTTAAGCTGGATGCCGTTTCTGCGATTAAGGCCCATGCTAGTGATTCCTTCAAGCTCTATAATAAAATGATAGATCAAGGCGTTGCTCGTGAACAATCCCGTATGGTTTTACCCCAGAATATATATACGACTTATTGGGCGACAGGGTCTTTACATAACTGGGTTAACTCTTTTATCGCCAAACGAGATCATGAAGATGCACAATGGGAGATTAAGTTATTAGCGAGGGAAATTAGCCGACAGATTCAATCCATTTGGCCTTTAGCCCATGCTAACTTTGTGAAGCATGGGAAAATCCCTCCTTTGGGCTAATAGTTTATTTATAAGAGGTCATTAGTGATCTCTTTAACCTTAAATCAAATTGGAGAATGGAATCATGAGAAGAAAAGCATCAGAAGTTATCAGAAGCCTTGAATCTAGAGTTGCATACCTTGAATCTGGTGTGGGCGGGGTTCTATTCTTGGATCTAAGTAAGAATTGGTATCGTGAATCCAATAATAAAGAAGAATTACTCTTTTCTATTCTTGACGAAGCATATGGAGAGTTACTCCGTAAGGGTAGGTTATTCCTTAAAGACCCTAATGGAGTTATACAAAGTAAGTTTCGTAATTTAAAACACTTCCAAACTTCTTTTAAAGAGGATTTGGTGCGGTTTGCAGAAGACAAAGCTCATAGTTACGATTATTATGATGGTGGGATTGATTCATTTGAAGGAGGGATGGCAGAGGAATTTAGGAGTGATGTAAGAAAGATCTCTAGAAAGAGACTGGAAGTAGAACAGGTCACCTCTCCAAAAGATGGTAGTGCTGGTTTTAAAATCACTATGGGATAGTGGTTTGTGGGGGGGTTTTATGGTCACTTCTAAGATCCAACTCCCTTTGAAGATACCAGATCGCTTTATTTAAATCTTCAATGGAACTCTCTCCAGGCTTCTTACCCGCTCTTAAAATATATTTAAGTGCTGAACCAAGAGAGAAGTTAAGGTTATAGGCTTCGACCACATCAATTACTTCCATCTTGTCGGATTGGTAATGGTCGGGGTGGTTGATTTTCTCATATTGTGTTGTCAAAATAAGACTCCCTTCTTGTAATATCTTTTTTATATATTACCCTCTATAAAGGAGAATTAACATGGCTGTTGCATTTAAAAGAAATCAAATACTCTCAAGAGGTGATCTTGACATCTTTCTCACTAACTCGAATGGGAATGTCTCGGATGCCGCTGAGATCTCTTACGCTCTCTATTTTATAGACCTTGGTCCTCCAGAAACAGACGTTCTTATTGGAGATCCCGCACGAGTTCCTGTAAACCCCTCTGTTGGAGAGTATTACGCTTCCGTTCGCATCCCAACCACCGCGACTTATGGTCGATATAGGATCAGATGGACTCTTAAAGAGTTAGTTAATAGTCCTGCTCAAACGGTGGTTCAAGAATTTGGTGTTGTTCCTGAAAATGCTGTCTTAGGTCTTAGTTTGTCTGAGGGTCAAAAGGCTATGGTATATAAGCTGAGAATGCTCCTTAGAGACAATAACCCAGATAAATACTACCATTTCAGACCTCCAGAACATGAAGCTAACATAGGGTCTTATAACCAAGTGTTTGGTCAAGTGTGGGAAGATGAAGAGTTCTTAGAGTATCTTGAGAGAGCTTTGGATTGGTGGAATATGCAACCTCCAGAAACAGAAGAGATTCAAACCCTCGATACTCTCGTAAATATTAAACCTGCTTGGAGAACTCCCATCCTTCAAGGTGCTATTCAGTTTGCCGCGATGGCTCTTCAAGCGAACTGGATCGTAGACGAATTCTCGGTTAGGGGAGATACCGACTTGGATGTATTGCTCCCTAATGGAGAAAAGGTCAAACTCACTATTGAAGAACTACATGAGATTATAAAAGAGGACGGTGAGGAGTAATGTTGAAGCAAAGACACCTCATAATGAAATACGGATTTAACCAAAGACACTTAAGGAGCTTAATTGAAGAGGGCATCCTTAAAACCCTGCCCACAGAGGGTAAGCGTAAAGTGCCACTTATAGACCCCGACTCTTTTGACAGTCTCTTAGAGGGAGATCACTATATTCCATGTAAGGAATGTGGGGCAAGGGTCGCTCAAGTTACTACAATGCACTTAAAGGCTTGCTCTGGTTTAACTGTAGACTCTTACTTTAAGAAGCATATTGATGCCCCTGTTATGTGTACCTTCACAAAGGAAAACAAAAAGAAATCAGAGGAGCAAAAAGCTAGGCAATCCGAAACACTCAAGGCTCGAT